GGTTCTCGACGACTGCCGCGTTCCAGCGCTGTGCCGGAGAGGACGTGCCGCCAAGACCTTCACCTACGCCGCGAGTGAACTGGCGGTTAGGATCGACGATGTGCTTCGGCTTGACGTATGCCGGAGCGAACGAACGAGTTTCGAAGCCTTCCGAGCGCATGACGCGGCCTTGCACGACTGGCGACACGAACGGTGCCAGCTTGCGAGTCTTCGTCAGCTTGTCGAACATGATCTCCGCAGACTGCGAAAGATACACGCGGCTGAAGTAGTTATCGAGCCAGTACGAAGATTCGACTGGAGTGATGCGAAGCACGTCCATCATCTCGGCTGTGCTGTAAAGGTCGAATGCCATTTGTTATTTCCCTTCCTGAATGTACAGCCGAATTAGCCGAGTTTCTGAATGTTGATGGCAGTGCGATCAAACGCGGCTTTCAGTTCCAGGTAGGTCGTACCAGCGGGAACGTCGAGAGCGTCATAGTTCGGGTTGCCGCTGAAGAAATACGGGGATTCCGTATCTGCGTTCAGGCCGGTTGCCGAAGTATCGACTGCGTGTGGTAGAATGCCGATAGGCAGCGAAGCGTTATCAGGCTCGGCGTCCGAGTCAGTACCACCGGAGAGCGTTGCGCCCGATACCGCAATGTTGGTGGCGGTTTCAACGATGGTGACTGCGTTACCGGCCACGCCAGGTGCGCGAACGGTTACGACTGCTCCGGCCACCGTTGCGGTGACAGGGAAGTTCGGGCTGAAGTCGTTGCGCAGAGCATTGATGACGTCAGCCAGGTTGGCCGCAGTCTCGTTGATCGTCGCACCGATAGCAACTTCGGTCGGCAGATCGGCGTCAACCGCTGCACGGAACGTCAGCACGTCACCGTTGATCGTTACGGTTTCAGCCGCAACAGGTCCGGTGGACGAGATCGTGAAGGTGCCGGTGGCGTAGCTGTTCGCGCCGTCGCTGTCTGACAGAGGATTCCAAGGAACCAGTTTGCCGTCAGCACGACGAGCGACAACGGGGAACTTGTAGGTTTCACCGCGATCATTGGTCTTGCCGAAGACGAAGCCACTGGCGAGCACGCCTTGCGTGGTGCCGCCATTAGGTTCACCGGCCCAAAGCTGGATTGGTGTGAAGGTACCGATATCGGTAACACCGTGCGCTAGTCCGTCCATAATCTTACTCCTGAATTAAAGTTACGATTTACCGAAAGCGATCAAGCCGCCTTCGAAGCTTTGCCGGACCAGTCGGCACCAGTGACAGCGGCGTGATCCGCAAGAAGGGCGTTAGCCTTTTCCTTTGGCGTCTTGTCGTCGGTGTTTTCCTTGCCGCCCTTGCCAGCGCCAACATTAGGCTGACGGTTGCTGCCCATAGCGCGGTCAAGATGGTTCACCTTGTCCTTGCCGAGACGGCTGGCGCGAGCGGCTTCTTCTTCGGCTTCGCCGTCGTCATCGCCATCTTCGTCGCCTTCTTCAGCGTCGCCGTCTTCGTCTTCATCTTCAGACTCGACGCGCTGCTTGCCCTTTTTCTTTTTCATGTCGCTGCCGACCGTTGCGCCAAGCGCACTTGCGGCTGCGTCGATAGCGGCCTTAGCCGATTCGACGGTGATGTTGTCGTCGGCGATCAGGGTGCTGGCGAGAGCGGCAAAAGCCTTACCCTTGCTGGCAGCGTAATCCTTGATCGTCTGCGAACGAGTCAGACCTGAAACAGCGGTGCTAACTGTGGTTGCGATCATTGAGCCGATCTTCGTGAAGTCGGCTTCTGTCAAACCGGAAGTAGCTTCCGATGCTTTAGTCTTGTCGTTCATTTCTTCATCTCCGTCTTGTGATGGATCGTCTTCGGCTAGTTCGGCCAAGAATGCCGCCACAGCTTCAGTCGGGGTCTTTACCGCATTTATTAACCCTTTGGCAAGGGCTTCGTCAGCACGATATACGCGAGCCTGTGTGCCACGTACTTCATCTTCAGTTAGACCGCGTGCTTCGGCCACCAGCGAAATGAAGTCATCCCAAGTCTTTCCGGCACTTTCGCGCCATTCGTCGAGCACGGATTGAGGCAAGTCCTGATACATATTGCCATCAACTTTGTGGTCTCCGGCTGACGCAAATGTGACCTTGACGCCATCCTTCTTGAGATTTTCTTCATGCGATATGTGCATCCGGTAGACGCCAATCGAGCCGACTCGCGCTGAAGGGATCGCATAGACTGTGGTCGCCGATGCCGCCAAGGCCATACCGCCTGACGCCGCAACCGAATCAACCATCGCCAAGCTTGGCTTAACGCGGCGGCTCGCCATGATCTCGCGTGCGAGTTCAAAGCAGCCTGCCGCTTCTCCGCCTGGGGAATCGACGTCGAAGACAATCGCTTCCACATCGTCATCGTCGAGCGCCAGGTTCAGCATACGACGGATGTACTGATATCCGGTGACGAAACCCCATGAACCATTGAAACGGTTAAGCAGGGTGCCGTGGATAGGGATCACCGCAATACCGTCCTGGTAGACAAACGGCTTGCGGTCTTCCTGGTCCTGTGGCGAGAAGCCGTAAGCCGACTCCAGCGATTCCCTAGAAGCAACTTCCGCCGCTGCACCCTGGGTGGTTGCGTCGGTGTCGTAGTACCGCGTGAGATCGGCCATGGTCTGACTTGCCGTATCAGGCAAAACGAGCATGTCCCGCATGTTCATGCGAGATAGTGCGCTTACGCTCACGTCGGGCTGGCGACGCTTAGTCATCGTCATCGTCCTCTTCATTGTTCGTCTGGTTGTTCTTGGCTCCGGCCTTGCCACCCTTCATGGTGTCGCGTGCCTCATTGTTACCGGCCTTCTGCGCGTCGAGCGAGAAGGGCAGATTGAACTTCTTGGCCACGGCTTCCTCTTTCGCACGCTGCGCAAAGGTGTCGCGCCAGTCGCGGCCGAGTTTCGCGGCTTCGTCTTCGTAGGTCGAGAGACCTGCCTTGATCCGGAGCATCGCTGCCTGCGTCTCTTTGAGTTCGTCGATCTGACCGCGACCGGTGCTGATCCAGTTGCAACGCGTGTAAGCGTCCTTCATCAGCGGTCGGTAGAAGTCAGTTCGGTTGCGGCCTGGTGGCAGCGGCAGATTGCCTTGCGCCATCTCTTCTTCGAGCCACAACTGGTAAATCTGTGTCGCCACGCGGTCGGCCGTGAACTTCTTCTTGGCTTGCATGGTGCGGTCGATCAGCGCGATCTCCGCTTTCAGACCGGAATAGTTGAACTTGGCGAAGTCTCGCGACATCTCGGAATAGCCGACGCCAAAGGTCGCTGCCAGCTTGCGGATCAGCGAAGCTTCAAAGTCATCCCCGATCCCGCCAGGCGTACCCATCGGCTGCATGTTCAGCTTGGTACCTGGGAACAGGTGCGGCATCTTCACACCATCAATGGTGATATTCTCTGAAGCGCCAAGGAACGAGTTCAGCATTTCCATGTAGTTGCCGATGGCGTTCATCCAACCATCTTGTCCGCCGCCCATTGACGCGATGACTTCCGAGTTCGGCAGTTCCGACTCGATAGTCGCGGCGTAGCTGGCATCGACCACGGCCTTTTGCAGCACCAGTTCGCTGTGCGTCTTGACCATCTTCGAGTGTGCCAGTGCGGCTACCATCTCGGATACGCCTCGCGTCTGGTCAATCTGCATAGGATCGCGAACGAAGATGACCTGACGGCGGCCCCAGGGCAGACGCGCCGGTATGACATCCCACGCGTTTGCGTCGAGATCGAAGTCGCTAGGGTGGCCGCGCCGGATGTGGAAAGCTACTGGCTTGCCGCGACGATCCTTGGCCACGCCGTTCGATAGGAACTTGCTGTCCATCTCGCCGTCTTTATTGCAGAGCCGGTCTGACGGGAGCATCTGGATCGCGGTCTTGAACGGCCGTGTCGAATCGGAGTCCAGCCACTCGCTAGTTCCGATGATCTCGCCGGTGTAGACATACGCGCCGATCCACAGGCGCAACATGCCGGTGAAGGTCAGCATACCACCGGCGTCGAACCAGCAGTCTTCGCTCTCGGCTGCCAGGTTGAAACGCGACTCGGCGACTGAAGCAAACTCTTCCGCCCACGATTGCGCCACTTTGCTATCGGCACCGAAGATCGTCCGGTAGTCCGGCTTCGCATTAAGGCGGTAGCTGGCACCGACGATGCTGTCTTTCTGCGTGCGGATCGCGCCCTGCGTGTATCCGTCATCGACTGCCATCTGGCGGCCGCGAGCATCGGCTTCGCGCTTGCCTGGATTAATGGACCGGTCAGGCGATCCCATCGGCGCAGCCCACAGTGCGGTCTCACGCTTAGTGCGCGAAGCACCTTCCAAGCCGCCGCCTAGGATGACATCGCCTGTCTCACTATCTATCGTTTTAACTGCTACAGCTTTTTTCATCGGAAGATAAATCCTACCGGTCGAGATTGGTATTTCTTGGCATGGCACGGATCAACCATCGCTTTGAGCCGGTTGATGTGTGCAAGAAGGTTGGCGGCATTGGCAGCCGAGTAGCGGACCTTCTCGCCGTTCTGATCGACGAACTCGACAACTGAAGTGCCGCTAATGATCTTGTCGTATTGTGCTTCTAGCTTGACGATGCGGCCACGGATGACTGCTATCTCTTCAGCGGTAAGTGGCGCAGATGACATCATCACTATCCCATACTGCGGCCCAACGCGGCAAAATCAAACCGGTCGTTCCTGTTGTGTTCGAACGCTTCGTCCGCTTCCGGTAAGATGACTAAGGGGTTGTTGTCCCAATCATCCGCCCACGGTGGCGGTTTATCCCAATTGATGCGCTCTACGCTAAGAAGGCTGGAAACGCAACCCCCTATGGCGTAGTACAATAAATCCCAGGCTTCGTTGCGGCGACTGGTCTTGATCCAGCCTTTATTCGGCTCGCGAGTTTCAGAAGTCAGTTCCGCAAAGAACCAAGTCATCTGCTCTTCAACAAACCACATCGGCCAGTGGATCATGCCTTTTCCTGGCTCTAGTACGTCGAGCCTGTTATCCAGGTTATCTTTATTCAAAGTTGGATTTAACATCAGCACCGGTATTTCTCCGCGCACACCGGATTTACCTTTAGCCAGTTCACTATCTGGATAAGTAATTCTTGCGCGTGGCGATCCTGGCGTAGCGTCACCCTTCACCAGGTGGAAGCGGCCGAGCATTCCGTCCTTGCGAATCTTCCGGTAGTAGTTGTACGCCTTCTCGGTCACACCGGCTTTACCACCGGAGTCGCATAGTGTCAGCTTGACGGTCATCTTCCGGCCGCTGTCATCGTCAAGTTCGTAGGTCGCCTTGATAACTTCTTCAGTGATCTTATCCCAATCCTCGGCATACGATCCTGGCTTGACCCACAGGTAACTCTCCTTGCCTTCTGGCGCTGAAGGATCGAGCCGGTCTGAATACTTTATGCTGAAGCGATCCACGACGTAGAGATCGAAAGGCGCTCCAGGCGCGACGCCGACGATCTGGACCACGAACATATTCTTCTGAACGTCAACGGTGCCGAGCAAGAAGCGAACGCCTTTAGGTACCTTCCGGTTAGTCCATATCTCGGATCGGCCTTGCAGCGTCTCCGGCAGCCGGACTTCGGTGTCAGCGATATGACGCGGCACATAGGGTACGCCGATATCGGTATTGAAGAACTTGCGGAGCGGACCTTCGTCACCGGATGACTGGAAGTCGTCTTCGGCGTCGAGAAAAGACTTCACAAGGTTCGGCCAGGTTGTCAGCGCGGCCGCGACACCCATCAGCCAGAACGAGCATATATTGGATCGGCGGCCCTTGCCTCTGACGTATCCTTCTTCGTCGATGTATTGCCCTTCTTTTACCCACTGTCCCCATTGCTGCATTTCGTGGCGCTGGTCAGGGCTGATAGCATATTCGCAGTGCGGACATTCCATGTAGGCAGTCTCGGCGCGTTCCATATTGGACAGGCCTTCTTTGCGGCTCCACTGAATATGCTCCCATTTTCCTTCGAAGTAACTTCCACAATCAGGGCAAGGCCAGTGCCACCGGCGACGGTCGCCACGATTGTACAAAGCGAGTATGCCGGTGGTCGGTGGAGCCATGTGTCCGGTGACGACTTTTTTGTAGTCGGTGATCTCTCGCGACGGGCTGCTCTCGGCCAAGCACATTGCGTAAGATTGGAAAGTCGTGGTACGCTTCGACGCCAGATCGAACGCGTTACCCTCACCGTCGATGTCGTCAGGGATACGGTCGTAGTCGGTGATCCCTATGCGGCCGACTGGCTTACCGGACAGTTCATTCTTCGACGGATGGGAAAGCGTCAGCAGCATTCCGTTCTCGAAGGTCTTGTCGAACTTGTTGTCGCTGTCCTTCTCTTTCGCCAGTGCCGACTTGACTTCAGGCGTGTACCGGATCAGCCGGTCAACGCGTCGAATCGAGAAGTCGCGGCTGGCAGTGAAAGTCGGAGACACGATGGCCATGTCTTGTCCGTCCATGTGTGCGCTGTGGCCGATCCAGTTCACGATCAAGCCATCGGTCTTGCCGCACTGCGCCGGACCAACAAATATCTCGGAGCGGTACTTGGGCGAAGACAGTTCGTCCATCGGCTCTTCCATGTACGGCACGGTCTCGTTACGCCAAGGTCCGGTGTAGGCACCTACCTGATTGATCCTGCGGTGCGCTTGCGCCCACTCGCTAACTGTCATGCGGCGCGGCGGTACAAAGACTTTCTGGATTACTTGCGTAACCAGATCGCTGAAATTGGCGTACTTAGATATCGACTTCCTCGTCGTCCTCGGTCGCAAGAACTCGACCTTCGTCGTCACCCTCAATCCCCAGGGACTCACGCTCGCGCTGTGCTCTTTCGGAAGGTGCCTCATAGTCCTTGAATAACTCCGTGATCTTCTCGTTCATCGTTTCGATTGCCGAGTCGATGGTCCTTTGAAATATCTTTCGCTGCGCGTCTGTTACACCAACTTCGCGTTCGATGTCATCCCCTATCAACAGCAGGGTCATTCTGACGCCGTTCGCCAGGGTACCTATGGCTTCCACCACGTCGCCGGTCTCCCACAGGTCTCCGCGCTCGCGCTCAAACTTGGTTCGGGCATTCTGTCCGTTCCAGAACTCCTTCAGCATCAGCGGATCGAGTTCATGGGCCGACATGCGCCGGATGAAGTCTTCGATCTCAAAGCCTGGCTTCACAAGGCGAGTCGCGGCCTCTGCTATGTTGTACACCTTGTAGCCGTTGCGACGGCCACGTGGCACGATCCCCTTCAGCTTGGGTGCCAGCTTCTTAGGGTCTGTCTCGAATAGCTGCGCGATCTGCGATAGGGTCGCTTCGCCGGACGCCAGTATCTCCGATTCGGTATCTGAAACTCTCTTAACCATTCGCCATCCTTAGTTCTTCGGCCAGGTCGTTGATCCGGCTCTCCAGTGTGTGCTCCGGCTGCTCGCCGAATATCCAGTGCGACCGCGCCATACCGTTAAGCCAGGCAGCGTGCTCGGTGGAAGTCATTCTGTGGCGTCGCAACGTCCAGGTCAGCATAGCGACTTCCCTGTGCAACGCAAGTTCCGCTCGGCCGACCGGTGATAGCGTCTTCAAGGCCTCAACGAGCCTGGCGATCTCGGTCTCAATACCGCGCACGAATCGTCTCCGCCAACTGCTCTATCGCGATCCCGCATTGCCGCAGCGATCCTTGAACGCCTGCCGGTCTTTCGTGCAGCGCCACCGGATCGAGCCGCTGCGGCTTATCTACGATCTCGGTAACACCGGCGCTCTCCATCGCTCGCGCCAACGTCTCGTATTCACCACGGCCGAGCGCTCCGCCAACAACCTGCATACCGAGCAAGCCGCTAGGGTCCGGCACGCATAGCTGAATGAACCATTCGTCCTTCTTGGCATCATTGAGTATCTTGGTCGAGATGAAAGCGCTAGACGCCATCGTGGTGCTCCAGCGAATGATGACGAGCGCACAACCAATCGACTTCGAGCGGCTTGCTATAATCGTGATGGTGTGCGTGCGCCTTGGCTCCGCAACGCCTGCAAGGTTGTCGCTTCAGTTTGCCGTCGCGGATCGCGTTACCCACGGCCGTTTGCGCCTTATATTTTTCCGGATTCTTGTCACGCCAAAGTTTAGAAGGCGGA